TGCTTGCTCTTGCATTTCTTCCAAATACTCAATAAATGTTTTGCGTTTAAACCCTTCTTTGGTCAACATTAACCAACAACCCCCTCAACCAACTCTCCGTTTTCTTTTCTAAATTTAAAATCAACTTTGAGATGGCGGTTTGCCTTGTCATAATCCATAACAACATCCTCAATGGTTGCAACTCTATCCTCTTGCAAAACGGCCTCATACAATGCATCCTGGGCCTCTACCGGATCATAGTTTTTAACCTGGACAATTGAACGATCAAACCCATGATCCGGATTTATAAACCATTCTCCTTTGTTGGTTTTCAATGTAATGGAAACGCATTGGGCCAACTCTGCATCTCCCTCAACCATCCGGATATTGTTTTGGCCATCCAACTCAATATCTCCGGTTGCCGGATTAATGTAAAATGATTTCAAAAATTATCACTCCCCGCATTTAACGCCGTACCATTAACCGTTGTTGATCCATTTAATTTTGTTGATCCGGTAAACTCTACCTCTCCGGAAAATGTTATTTTGCCATTTCCCATGCTCATTTTGGCCGCTCCATCCTTTTGCCCAATAACCAATTTATCCGCATCGGCTGCGGGCAATGGTTCGGTATAAAGATTGATCCCGGCAACAACAACCGCATCATCAATGGCCAACATGCGCTCGCTTGGCACTTTTCCGCTATCGTACATAATTGGATCAATATCTCGATGAGAAAAACATACCAAAACATGATCCCCTTTTTTATACGGTATGCGGATATAAAATTGGCCGGTTTGTTGGATGCCTACCGGTACGGATTTAATCAAATCTCCGCCCGGTAATAAAGTAATATCCGCCTTGTTTAATTTTGCATCATACGCCTCAATTTTGGCAATCGCTGATGTAAATAACTCTCCAACCAACCCTTGTTTAAAACCCTGGAAAAATTTATTTGCCTCACTCATCGCGGGTAAACCTCCATCTCTGTATAAAAGGATGATCCGTTTGATACATGTTTACCTTTTTCGATCCTAAAAAGGCCATTGGCGGTTTTGGATGCAACTTTCAAAACAACATCCGTTGTAAAATTAAAGTTTAGTAAACTTGTAATCTTGTAACCTTTACGGATGCGGGTTTTTTCAACATACTCATTAACATATTTGCCATCCTTTTTTACTCGCTCAACAACATTATATTTTTCCTCATTCTCAACCGGCGTTGGCGATCCAATCAATCCATGGCCTTTATCCAAAACAAATGCGATCTCATCGCCCTCCGTTTTTTCTCGGATATAAATTTTGCCGCGGTTTACATGTACTTTGGCATTGCAATCTTTGGCGATCTCAACAATGGTTTTACCAATTGCGCCATCAATTGTTTTTGCTCCATCATATTTCATGTTTAGAGGCAATTTTAATGCCCCTTTTTTTAACCCGGTTTTTGGTATTAAATCCTCCAAAATTTGTTTGCCGGTAATGCCCTCTTTATATGTTTTTTTGATCTTGGTTTTCATCCAATTATCATGGCCATCCGCAACCGTTAATTGTGTTGTTTTGTCAACGCCTTGCCAATCGGTATAAACCAATTGGGCCGTACCAACCAAAACCGCTCCAATATCGCCCTCATATCCGGCATTTACAACAACATGATCCCCTTTTTGTAGTGCTGCAATGGTTGATCCACTCAAATTGTAAATATCAACATCCGCAATATTAATATCCGGGCCATCATCAAACGGTATATCAAAATAAATGGTAAACTCTTTTGATGAAAATTTGCGATCCCCCGCCGTAACCTCAACATGGCGCATATATAAATTGCTCATTCTATCGCCTCACCGATAAACAAAAATACAGTTTCCCCTAAATTCTCATAGGTTACGCGGGTTGCCTCTCCGCTCTCATCCAATGGGATAATATAAACTTTTGGCAATCGCTGATCCGTTAATGGCGAAAATAGAGGCTTGTTTATATTGATCTTTTGACCATAAACAACAACCTCTCCATCTTTCCATAAATCAATGGTAAAAAAATCAAACCGATCATTATAATTAACCTCAAATGTAAATAACTCATCGGCCAACTCAATATCAAACCGGTATGGTATCAAATCCTTTTCAATCTCAATATGCATGGCGGCATCCCCCTATATAACCAACTTTTGGCCCGGATAAATCAAATTGGGATTTTTGCCAATAACCCCTTTGTTTTTATTATAAATGGTTTGCCAACTAACTTCATATTTGCGGCCAATTTTGGTTAAATTATCGCCTCTAACAACAACATAAACTTTTTTTGGCGGCGTTGATGGTTTGGCCGGTTGTTTTCGGCCTCCACTTGTTACCGGCTTTTTGAGTTTAATAACCGTTGCTTTTTGGGCAATTTGTATTTGTTTCAATGTCATTGTAAATTTAAACGCGCCTTTTGTTTCAACATCATGGGTTGTTTGTAAACTTTCAATAACAACATTATCAAATACATTGCGGTAAACGTATTTTAACCGCTGCCCTTTGTCCATGGCAGCCTTTAATTTGCTCAACCTGGTTGATGCATCCGATCCGGCAACAACGCCGCTAATGTTCATTTTTAGCGGCTCGCGTTGCACATGATCGGTTATGTTGCTGCCATCCTCAATGGGATGATCTGATATTTTAACCCCTTTATCCGGTTTTTCTTCATAAACGGTATTTAAAAAAATATCTCCTAACTTGGCCAACAACATAACCCCCTTTTTATGCGTTTTGTAAGTTCATTTGCATCCAAAACTTTTCCATTTCTTTTTTAACTGCCTGGGCAATCGCTCCATGATCAACCTGGCCATCTTTACCACCCTCAACCTGGATGGTTATTTGCGGAGAAAATGTATTAATATTGGTTGTTGTTTCTTTTGATCCTCCGGCAATTTGTGGTTGCTTCTGCGGTTGATCTCTTGGATCAAACCCGCCATTGTTTGGATCATCCATTGGAATATTAATTTTATTTGTAATTTCCGGACTTTCCAACGCTAATTTTGGCTTTGATCCGGCGTTGTCTAATATTCCGGTACGGCGCAATGCATCGGATTGGGATGCGGTTAAAACGGCCTCATCTTTATGCAACTCCGCCATATAACCATCAAACGGAACTCTTGCCAAACCGGTTGCATGGCTGCCATCCTTGCCTCCAAAAAACGGTATTTTGATTGATGGCATTTTAAAATTGCTAATGGATTTTTTGAAACTATCCCATTTATCTTTTAAACTATCAAACCAACCCAATACCGGTTGGATCGCATTGGAAATGCTTTCTTTGATCCCGGAAAATTTTGATGATATGGTTTCCCATAATTGGGCCGCTCCGGCTTTGATTTTATCCCAATTTTTATAAAGCAATACGCCAATGGCAATTAACGCTCCGATGGCTATAACAACCAAACCAATTGGATTGGCATTTAATGCAACATTCAACGCCCATTGGGCCGCGGTTACGGTTGCCGTTACGGCTGCGGATGCAATCATTGCTCCTTTTTGGATCAACATGCCGCCGGTTACGGCTGCCATGCTCGCCAATGTAACCCATCCTTGGGCCGCAAACCTAATTAATGATCCAATCATTGATACGGTCATTGTTGCGCCGGTTATAACCGCCTGGGCCGCCATTCTTATCATTGTACCGATCAAACTAATGGTTAATGCTCCACCGGTAATGGCTGCTTGTGCTGCCGTTCTAATGAGCGATCCAATAAATTGCGCGGTAATAACCGCTCCGGTTGCGATGGCTTGCGCGGATGATACAATTAATGATCCAATAAATGATGCCGTTACGCTCGCCCCGGTAATAACCGCTTGCGCTGCGGTACGGATCAAACTTGCAATAAATTGGCCGGTTACGGTTGCGGCGGTAATTGTGGCTTGTGCTGCAACTCCTAACAATGCCGGGCCAAATATGGTTGCTAAAACGGCGGCAACAGTTGTAATTGTGCCTTTGTTATCTTCTAATGTTTGTTTAAACTCATCAATTTTATCTTTCGTTACTTGTATGGCTTGATCTTTGAACTCAATAAATTTATCCTTTACATCGCTCATAACATCCTTGAACTCGCCAAATTTAACCGCTAATGCTCCAACCGCTCCATCTTTCAACTCAATGATTTTGGCCCATAATTCCCCGGCCTTTTCGGTTACGGTATCCCAATTGCGATATAACAAAACTCCAATGGCAATTGCTGCGGCGATCCCGGCAACCAACCATGTTATTGGATTGGCCCATATTGCCATATTTAAACCCAACATGGATAATGCTGCGGTTAAATTAGCGGTACGCCATAAATTGATAAATGTTGTAACTGTTTTAATAATGCTCAATGTTGCCATCATGGCGGCAAATGATCCAACCGCAACGGTTATGCCTATCAATGTTTCCCTGATCGCCGGCCAATTATCTTGTACCGCATTGGCAAAATCAATGGCTTTTCCAACCATACTCTCAACTTTTGGTATCATTTTTTCCGCTGCTGCCGCAATTCCATC